ATGAATAACGTCAGTGAAGATATGCAGGTTCGCGTGAGGCGAAGCCTGCGCGACATTGAAGAAAAATACGCGGTGAAAGTACTGTACGCCTGCGAATCCGGCAGCCGTGGCTGGGGATTCGCGTCGCCAGACAGTGATTACGACGTGCGGTTTTTATACGTTCATCCGCCGGAATGGTATCTGCGGGTGGAAGCTCCGCGCGATGTGATTGAGCTGCCAATTGATGATGAGCTGGATATTAGCGGCTGGGAATGGCGCAAGGCGCTGGGCCTGTTAAAAAACGCCAACCCAACGCTCATCGAATGGCTGGATTCGCCGGTGATCTATGAGCAGGATGCGTCCGTCATGGCGACGTTACGCCATGAGGTGCCCCGCTGGTTTTCACCCCTGCGCGCACGCTGGCATTACTACTCCATGGCGCGGAAAAACTTTCGCGGCTATTTGCAGGGCGATGAGGTAAGGCTAAAAAAATACTTTTACGTGCTGCGCCCGTTGCTGGCCGTTCGCTGGATCGAAGCGGGGAAGGGTATGCCGCCGATGCGTTTTGCTGAGCTGCTGGCAGGAAGTGAGCTGGATGCCGCGCTACGTCAGGAAATTGATGAACTGCTGGAACGTAAACAGCGCGCCGGAGAAGCCGAATACGGCCTGCGCCGTCCGTTACTGCATGCGTTTATTCGTGCAGAACTGGCGCGGGGTGAGATTGCGCCTGTACTTCCTGATAGCCGGGAGGGCGATGTCAGGGCGTTAGACAGGCTGCTGTACCAGACGGTAATGCGCCGGGCATAATGCCCGGCGTTTTTACGGATGATATTGCCAGCTGCTGACCAGGGCATACAGGTGATTGGGCGAATAGCGCCAGCTATCGTTAAGCTGGAGAAATTCAGCGCAAAACTCACTGCAAAAGAGCCGCTCGCGCTGCTGTTTATTGCCCAGCACGATCCCGAGCGCCCCCTGCCAGTCATAGCTTTTACCGCTGTGTTTGCGGAAGAAAGCTTCCACCTCCTGCATGTCCGCCTGTAGTGGCAGTTTATCCCACTTATCCTCCGGGAGAGTCATTAACTTACCGCGCACGCCGCGATCGCGAAACGACGCGGAGTAGCACAGATACGTCTTCTCGCCGTGGGCCACCGCCAGCTCACAGTGGGAGTAGATCCCACGGGTGATTTTGCGGGTGGCCCAGTCAGCAAGCCGGGTGATGCCGCGATGCTCTGTCCGGCCTTTATAGCAGGCAAGCCAGACGGTCGGATCACTCATGGTTGCCAGCCGGTAGAGTAGTCATAATCAAGCACCGCCTGGATGTCCTCCAGCGCTTCCACCGCCGCGATATGACGCTGCGCGTTGGCAAACAGACGCATATCGTGGTCCATCGTTACCGACTCAAACTGCGCGGCGATCTCATTGGTCAGGGCAATCAGACCATTGTTTTTGGTCTGCCACATTAACCCTTCCGGGATCTGCTTCGTCTGTCCCATGCGGGTAAGCGACATCTGCTGGATGCGGCTGTTGGCGTCGCTGTGAAAATGGTTGCCGGAGATGATGATGTAGTCGGCGGTGACGGCATCGCGTTGGGCTTTGATTCCAGCTACTTTAGCCTGTTTTGCATCGGTGATGGAGGGCTGCCAGCTTTCACCATTCCAGCGATCAAAGGTGCTGGAGGGAGAAATCACCGTAGTACTTTCGGGCAATGCGCCTAATTCAGAAACGATAACTTCGTTACCGTATTGTTTATCATAGACAACCTGTCCCCGATGGTCTTCAACCAGTTCCCATTGTTCATCTCCCCAGACGGGAGTGAACCCGGCAGGGGCTTCAGGTGGCGTAATAAGCGTACAATACTCGGGCAAGCCAGTATTTGGGGCAACGTATACGTCAGACTCACCAATAAATTCTTTGGTATCTGGCGAAATATTAAAAATAGAAAAAATTTGTGGTTCGTCGGAAAAATTAAAGGTATTCATGCAAGCCTCACGATATAGTTAAATGCGATATTTTTTACGGTGTTTTCGTTATTGCCCATGTTGTTAATAGTAATACTATGTCCATGCCAACCCAGCGTAATATTATGAGCGTGGGAACCCAGTCCAATAGAATGAGCATGTGCTCCAATGGCAACACTATGAGAGTGATTACCATCAGTTGAGGTAACGTCATGGAACCCTTCATCACTATTATCGGTATCTTCAAGCGCTTTTACATTTGAGGACCCACTGGCATCGGTTGGTATTTTATGGTTATGCGCACCTCCAGTGCTTGTGTTTTTTGTTCCGTAATTAAAAGAGTTAGTGGTTTTTGAACCCAGGTCTGTAGTACTGCTATTTTTTGTCCCTAAATCAGTATTGCCGATATTACCAGTATGATTATGCGATTTGATCCCATCCTGTTCTACCGAAAGAATGGCCCGCCCACTGGCTGGCTTACCTTTTATTGTCCAACCGCGCATGTCCGGTATTTTTCCGGAGGGATAAGCCACCGCCAGTTTTGGATATTTTGTTTTATCAAAGGATTGACCGGTCATCAAGGCATAGCCCGAAGGTGCTTTGTCAGATGGCCAGGGGATTGGCGCACCAACGGGCAGTAATTCCGCAGGTTCGAAACCCTCATGGTAAAGGCGCACAGCTTTTGCTTCAGTTAATGTACCAATGTCATCTCGCCCGCGTGCGAAGATCTGTAGCCCTCCTTGACTATCCATTGATGAGCCATTAAAGAAAAGTTGGTAAGCACCATTATTGCCGCTGCGGCCATTGCCAACAGATATTACACCATAATCATAACCTTTAAGCATATCACCATCAGGGCCAGACCAACCCAACCAGGAATCTGTAGTCAATTCTCCCGGCTTGCTAGTTTGTAATATATGCTCAACGTAAACTTTATTATTAAATAATTCAATTAATGACCATTTTCCGGACATGCGATTCATTAATAGAACTTTATTTTGAAAGGCAGCACCATACTTACTTACTAATAATACGGCTGTCTGAGTATTGTCATTTGTTACATCAGTTGCCTGGACAACTGCCTGAATGAAACCGGTTAAAGGAAAGCCATCCGGTGCATTGGTACATTTGCTGGTATCGATTAATAGATGTTGGCCTGTCGTAAATTGAAATTGCGACCAGTCAAAAAATGTTGCTATCTGATTGGTAGAACCAATACCAATAGCGGGAGTAATATCCCCCCATTTATGCTTATGTGCGATATTTGTCCCGGCTTTTTCCAGTGCCTCAGTCGCCTTATCCATTGCCGCTTTCACCGCCTTCGGCGTCGCCGCCTGCGTTTCCAGCGTACTGTTAGTGGAACTATTCAGCTGCGTAAACCCTTTCTGCGTCAGCGTTGCATCCGGATGATTGCGTGATTTCTCATGCTCATCAATGCTGTTATCCACATACTCCCGCGTTGCCAGCACAATCGACGGATCGACCATCAACGTTACCGCCGCTGCGTTAGTGACCTCCATAACGGCGCGGATAACGATCTGCTTGCTTGCCCCCGCAGGCAGCAACGGTTTATACGTTTCCGGAAATTTGCCAATCGCGATTAGCGTGCCATCGGCGTCCAGCAGGCCCACTTCACGAACGTACCAGCCGCCGACGGACTCTGGCAGTACGGCTTCGGCAATTACCCATGCCGGGTTGTCGGGAGCGATTTTCAGGGTGTTAAGCTGGCCGCGCCAGACCTCATGGACCACTTTTGTCTGGCTTTCTTTCGGCTCGACATATTTGCCATTGCCGTCGCCGACGACCATCGTTTGCAGGCGGATCTGTTTTTGTTCCGCCAGCGCGGAGGCAATCTTCGATTTCCCCGCGGTGGTTAATATAGTAAAAAATTCATCAGACATAATTACTCCGGATAAACAGACATAATTTCAATACTCCAGTACCCTGCGCCAATAGAAACTGGCAGGGGTTGCGTAATACGATCGGGTTGGTAAGGCAGCAGCAGGGTATATTCCGTGGTGCTGCATCCCGTCGCGGTATAAATAATGGAAGACTGGCTGACGCTTTCCGCTATTGGCGGTAATACGGTGATCACTTCACCGCCTTGCGTGGCACAACCTATAACCGGGATCTGGCTCTGGTTAATTATCCAGATCGTGATCGCTTCCAGTTTTGAACGAACGTTTTTATATTCATGAATAAGCGCAAGCAGCGCATTAAATTCTTCTTCATGTAAACCCCGGTCGATTAATTCAATTTCCACTTTAAAAAAATAGGCTTTGCCGCCATATTCAAACCATTCTGCAATCGTGCCCGGCAACGATAATATTTCCAGTACGCGACGGACGGCCCAGACGGTGCCTTTATATTTGTGTAGCTCAATTGCCTGCTTAATTAATTCCCGTTTTTCCTGTTGGTTACTGGCAAATAGCCAGCCTTCCAGCCCCTGAACATGAAACTGTTCAGCCAGCGAGGGCAGGGCGGAGGCATCGACCAGATCCACCAGGTAAACCAGCAGCGCCGTCAGGTCAATTTGCGCAAAGCGCTCGGCGGCAATGTTCGCCAGGATCGAAAAGCGTTCATCACTGGCCAGCGGCGGCGGCAGAAGCAATTTATCCATCGCTGACTCCGGCAATCGTCACGTCGATGGCGGTGCATTCCGCCCATTCATGCGCCTGTAAAACCTTTTTGGCTGGCAGTTCCAGCGCGACGTCGTAAACGCCATCCACCTGCAACACTTTGATGATTTGGTTTGGCACGATGTCCTGACCCAGCCGGGTCTGGCGTTGCTGCGCCCATACGTTAATCGCTTCACGGGCGGCAGCAAGCGTGGACTCCTGATCGGCCGTGGTGAACAGCGTCAGCCGGGCGCGGATGGAATACGTTATCCGCGGTGATTTTTTGGCGCTCACCTTGTCGGTCAACGGACGCTTTTTCTCCTTGCTGACTTCCCGTTCTATCTGCTCAAGCAATTCTGCACCCGGCAGGCCATTAAGGGTCAGTGGATAGATCTCCACGCAGCCTTCAGGAAGCCCTTCGTCCGGCCCCAGTACTGCCACGTCAATAATGGACGGGCTGACCGAGAGCGTATGAAAACGATACGCGCCATAGCTGCCCGCATTACTGAAACTTTCCGGAGCCAGCTGGATGCGCATACGTAGCGCATCATCGTTTTCTTCCCCGCAGCCGCCTGTTGAAACCGTCAGGTTGGTTACGTTGATGTCGTCATTGCCCACACGATCTACCAGCGCGCTGATTTGTGCAGGTTGCCAGCCGTTGCCCGCCTCGCCCGTGGCGGTACAGGTGGCCGTCACGGCAATGCTCAGACTTCCGGATGGCAGCAGCACATCTTCATCGGTGGCAAACATAATGCTATCGGATGCACTGGCCCGGGTCCCTTGCGGGATCAGGATGTTATTCCTGTTAATCGTCTCGACAGAAAACTGTAATGTGGTTCTTGCCGACTGTGCGGGCAGGCGATGAACGCCTACCAGCTCACCTAAATAATCCAGCATGGGCGCGCGGGAATACGCGACCAGGTTTTGCTTCGCCGCTTCCTGGATGGCGATGCGCACAAGGTTTTCACGATAGGCAAACAGGTCGATGAGCAATCGCTCAGCCTGTGCCGGGTAGAGTTTTTTCCCGCTGGCATCCTCGTACTGCGCAATCATCTCTCGGGTGATTTGCGCCGGATCGCGGTCGATAAAATCGGGTTCGGCTATCGCCATAACACCTCCGTCGTGTTGATTACGTCATCTGTGGCGCGCCACTGCACGTGAAGCGTCAGGTGTTCGCCATCAATCTTCGGCGTCACTTTCAGCAACCGGCAGCGCGGCTCCCACATCCGAATCGCTTCTACCGATTCCCGCACCACGTGCGGGATCGCACGTTCAATCGGGTAATCGAGATAGCGCCACAGATTGCTGCCAAAGCGCGGTCTGTGGGGATCGCTGCCGCGCGGCGTGCGCAGGATGATATGTATCGCCTGATGAATATCATCCAGCCCACAGACGTATTCTTCAGGACGCTGCAAGGCGGGTTGCCAGTGCAGCGTTGAGGGTCGTGTTTTCGTGTTCATGAGGCTATTTTCGCCCCCGGACCGGGGAAGAGATAGTAAAGTGCTTTAAGGAAACTAGTTGATTACACAAACAAAACCCGCCGTTGCGGCGGGTCAGAATTAATGGGAATGATGGTTAGAGTTGCCGCCACTATCGATGAGTTTGCCACTGGTACTCACGTTACCCAGCACGTTAACGTTGCCGGTGATCACCGCACTGTTACCCACGCCACCGCTGCCTGCCATACCGCCAAGCCAGGTCAATTTTTTCATGACCGTCACGTCGCCGGTAAAGGTGCTGAGTGGCGCATCCACGGTAACGTCCATTGCTTTGATGCCGGTGCGGGCCGACTCAACGTGAACGTCCAGCGCCTTAACGTCCACGGTACTGGCCTCAACGCTAACGTCGGTGGCTTTTACGCTCACCGTGTCAGAGGTCACACAGACCTGCTGCGCCTTTACCTCCACGAGTGGCGAAGTGAGGCTGGTACTGATCTTGACGTCGATGACGATTTTTTCAATGCCGCCGTTGATGGTTAGCTGGTGTAGCTGACGGTCGTACTCAAATGCCGCGCCATCGGAAAACTGTACGTAGCGTTTATCGCGTGAAGCCAGAGGCGCAGTGTCTACGGTGGAGTAGACCGCTCCCAGCACTACACCGTCTTCACCATTATCGTCGAGCAGTATTTCGACCTGTTCGCCGATATCGGGCAGCCAGTAATCCTTATTATCCTGCGAGTTGCGATGCAGGATCGGTAGCCAGTTGCTTTTCAGGTTATCGCATTCCGGCAGCGTCACCCTGACGCGCACGGCCGCTTCATCAATATCGCTGATAATCCCTGTCTGGCGGGTAACACCTTTCATATTATCTCCTTACTGGCTGGTGGCTGGCCCACGTGAAATGTCGATTTCAGTGGTGTAGCCGCTACGGGTGAATTTATGCATCGACTTGTCGATGAGCCACTGGCCTGAAAGCACACCAAACCCGCTTAATTCGATTTTATTGCCCGCCGTCAGTTGCGGGCAGCCCATCATGGTGAGCGTACCGGTCTGCTGATATTCGTTATGGCTGTCCAGTGCCGCCGTTGCTTTAGCCTGCGCTGCGCCTGCGTCCGGGGCGCGGCTATTGAGCTTCAGTGTGTCAGCGCTGGTGGATGCACCCCGCGGCGAGGTTTTCTCCTGACTGTCGTGTGTGTAAATAACCAGTTCTTTTTTCTGGCTATTTTGATGCTGCACGGTGGCGTTTTTGTAGATACGGTTAATCGTATCTTTAAACGAGAAATGCGAAACTTCCGTTCGGGAAAGGGTGCGCAACGGAGCCAGACAGCGCAGCGTTGGCAAATGTGAAAAGATCAGTTCTTTTATCGTCACCTTCACGGTATACCCATATTCGCTTGCCAGACGCCGAAGAAACGCCAGGTCGGTTTCGGCATACTGCGTTACCCGATCAATCGTCAGTGGCGCAATGCGCCCCACCAGCGTTAAGCCGTGCTTTTGCGCGATACGGCTGGCGATGGCTGAGAGCGTGGTTTTCTCAAAACCCTGGCTGTTTTTAGTGCGCAACGCTTTGCTCACTGACGTGGCGATACCGTCGATATTGACGCTTGATGGCGGCGCTGAGACATCAATTTTATCAATGATATAGCTTCCACAATCGAGCAGTTCCTCGCCCTGATAGCCGAGATGAAGCGTCAGCATATCGCCTTTGCCCGGATACCATTCATTCAGCCAGCGACCAGCGGCATCTTCAAGCGTAATGGCTATCACGTCTGACTCGTTTTTAATACTGTCGCTGTAGCTGATGCTGGTAACGTAAGGGGCGATGTCATAAGTGATATTCTTGTGCTCATACCAGAGTGTAAAAATGGGTGTCAGAGTGGCGGATACACCACCAGAGACGGTTATCTCAGCCATGGCGGTAGTTCCTCTGTAGTTTGAGTAACACTGATAACCGGAATAATTAACCGTACCCCTGACGGTAATAGCGGCATGATGGCGACATGCGGATTGGCCGCGATAATACGTTCGTAGACCAGCGCATCACCGTAATAACGCCAGGCGAGGTTATCCCAGCGCTCGCCGTCGGTTGTCACATGTTCAAGGTAGTGCATTACAAACTCCTCGTAATATTTGCGGCAGCAAGCTGACTAACGGCGGGGGTGACTTGCCGTACCGTACCGCGTGCCTGGTTCACCAGCGAGCTGGCGCTATCGTAAGTTTCCTTCGCCACGCCGTCGGTTATCGCCGTAAATAACGTTTCGGCCTGTTTGATTAGCGCGGTTGCGTCGCTGGCGCACTGATGGATACCCGGCAGGCTGTTGATCAACTCCTGGACTTTCGCCGCCAGCGCTTTTGGCATCGCGGCCAGCGTTTTTAGATCCAACGGCTGCTTAAAAAGCGCTTCTATCCCGTCGATGGTTTTCTTCAGCGAGGCGATAATTTTGCTGCATTTTTCCTTCAGTGCTTTGGCTTGCTTCACCAGCGCTTTCACCTTAGCGATCGTTTTTTTGATGTCATCAATGGCATCGGCGATCTCGTCGAGCATTTCTTTGGCATCGTGCATGCCGTCCTCAATGGTGTGAATCAGGTCATCGAACCAGCTGTCTTTGAGCGCGGGGAAATCTTCCAGCATTTCGTCAATGTTGGGTTCTTGTGTCGTGATCGCTGGCGGCAATAACGGGTTTTTCGGATCGCCGATGTACTCCTGCAATGTCAGACTGCCGCTCTGGGCAATGACGTTGCCGTAAGGGTCGGTATGTTTATGGGTGGCCGTCAGGTCAGTAATCACGAACCAGCCGCGATACTCACCGTTGCCGAACACCAATGCCATCGCCTGATGCGCCGTCATCGCGCTGCGCAGGCGGTTCATCTCCGTTGCTGGCTGGCAAAACTGGCTGTGAAAGCTAAATTGCAGGGTGATTTTTTCCAGCTTATCACCAATAAACTGCACGCTCGGTTTGCCTTCAATACGGGCATGACTGGCGTAATCCACACCCATCGTGCTTTCAAAATTGTCCCAGCAAGCGACGACTTTGAATTCAATGTCTCCTAATACCGCATACATCAGGCGTACTCCCGGCGCTGTTTTTGCACCATTATGTCGTTGACCATTCGCTCCAATTCTCGTTTGCTCAGCGCCAGCACGTTGTGGATATCCCCTGCGGCATTCGCGGCGTTCCCTTGCACCGTGACCTGTGGAGAAAAATGGACCTGGACAGTACCCGGCGCGCGTGGCGGTTGCGGCACGGGCTTCGCGGCTGATTTTTCCGGTATGGCGAGGGGAGCTGGTGGGATTTTTGTTCCCGGCGTTAACGCTGGACTGACGGGACGAGGCAGCAGCGTTCCGGCTACGCCGGGCAGGGGAGCCGCGGCCATCGGTTTTTCTACGCTGATGCCCAGCGTGCTTTTCGCCCAGTCAGGGATCTGGTTTTTTATCTGCGCAATAGCCTCCTTCAGGAACGGCAGCGCGTTCAAAATGCCGTCGATCAGGCTATTGAGCAGTTTGCTTCCGAATTCGCTAAAACTGGCGGGTAGCTCAATGCCAAACCAGTCCATCACACTGGCAAACGCGCTATAAAAAGCGCCCAGCGGCGACCAGTCATAAATCAGACCGATAATACCCGCCAGACCGCCGTCAAAAGCTGTTTTGATACGCGCCCAGACGGCGGAAAAGAAAGCGCAAAGCGGTTCCCAGTAGCGATAAATCAGGTATGCCGCGCCTGCAATGGCGGTGATAGTTAAGCCAATGGGATTCATGAGCAGCGCCCGTCCCAGCCAGATAAATGCCTGGCCGACCCATTTCAGCGTGCTGACCAGCTGTCCTCCCAGCAATGTTGCCAGCGTTTTCGCGCCGTTACCCAGCGATTTCAGGAACGCCAGCGTTTTGCTGATACCGCCGCCCAGCGCCAGGCTGGCTTTTACCTTCAGGAAAATATCAATCAGGTTAATGAACGGTGAAGCGATAAGGTTTACCCCCAGCCGGAGGAGATTCAGTGCGCCGTTGAACAGCCACATAGCCGCAACCATTTTGGCTATTCCCTGTACCAGTACCGGATTTTCCCGCAGCCAGGCGCTGAACTGTCGAACGAGCGGGGTGAGAGTCTGCGCCATTTCACCCATGGCGGGCAGTAATTGCTGGCCGACGGTAAGCCACAGATCGTTTAACGCCAGCTGTAACGCTTTGGTTTGTTCCGTGGGTAATGCCATTCTGATAGTGAAATCATCGTCGATCAGGTTTTGGCTCATGGCCTGCATCGCGTCGGTCTTTAACTGGCGGTACTCGTCCATACTCGCCAGCATCGGGGTAATAAATTCCAGCGCCTGCGCGTCGTCGAACATGGCATTCAGATTGAATTGCGTCGAGAGAGCCTTTAGCGCATCGCCGCGGGCAGAAAGATCCTCAACCTTCATGGTTTGTTTTAACGCATTGAGGATCTGCGGGTTCATTTTATCCAGCTGCATCTGCACGATATGCGCCATTGCTTCCGTCACACCAACGCCGTTCTGCTGATGTTCCAGCAGGGAGCCACGCAGATCCACGCCCTGACTGGCGAACCAGTTATCGGTTTTTTTCGAGAAGGTCGCTTGCAGAAAATGGTCATAATTCTCTGCCGCCGCGCCAGCGTTCGGCGCATTTTGCATCGCGATTTGCATTGTCGCTGCCAGCGTGGCGAGACCTTCAGTCCCTGTCGCCATCGTTTTAGGGGCAAAGCGAGTGATCCACTGTGCTTGTTCCGCCACAGAAACGCCGCTGTTTTTGCTGACGCTGAACAGCATATTCTGCGCGGATCGGAAGTCAGCGGGATCAATATTAAGCTGACTGCGGGTCGCGATCGCCGCCTGCGCCCAGCTCTCCGCGCTATCGCGGGTGGCGGTGGCGGCTTTGGCGATATCCGGCATATAACGGCTAAGATCCTGTAATGAGGTGATGCCGCCCTCCATCATTGAGGCTGCCGCGTCTTGCAGGACCTGTTGATCCTGATTGAAATCCATACTCCAGTCGCGAAGACTCAGGCTTAGGGCGTCCCGCGTCCCGTCATCCATGCCGCCTTTAATCGCCATATCGACCATCTTGTCCTGAAAATGGTAAGGCAAGCTCCAGTCAGGGGCTTCAATAGTAAGAAGTTTGCTGAATTGCCCGGCGAAACGTTGCGTTTTTCCCAGTAATTCGCCGCGTAGCTTATCGTTTTCTTCCCGACGGAAGGCGGAATCGATAAGTTGCTGCGTCAGCCGGGTCATTTTGATTTGCTCAGTGCTGAGCGATTGCAGCGTGCTGGCATTGAGTGAGCCGTAACGGGCTATTGCCTGCGTCAACGTCTCATTACGCGCCTGAAGCTGAGTAATAATATCGTTGGCCAAAATGGTTTCTCATATAAGTTGATGATGGCCCGGTAACAGGTTTGTCGGAAAGAAGCAGGAGCAGCGTGAACCGGGCGCAGGTCTGGAGACCCGCAGGCTTTATTCCTGCGAGTCGTATTCATGTTTGATTTGTGTGCCGGCTTCATCCAGCCAGCAGGTAAAGTCGTCGACCGTCAGCGCGTCTATTTCACTGGGCGGAAAGCGAAACCATCTCGCCAGGAGTGCCATCGCCTGCCACAGTTGCTGCGGATTCTGTAGCCACGCCAAGCATGGCTTGAAATCGTTTCTGCAATGCCTGATAGTCCAGCAGATCCATCTCCGCCAGATCTTCCGGTACCAGCCCGGTCATCGCCGCCATAAGCGGTTCATCCCACTCTTCTGGTTTGGCACTGGTACGGCGCGCAGCACGCATATCTTTAACTTTCAGGCGATGCAGGGTGAGTTTTTCAATACGCTCACCGGCTCCGGAGGTAAAAGGGAATTGCAAAGTGTATTTTTCGTTCATGATATTTATCCTGAGTCAGTGGAATTCGGGGCCGCAGCCCCGAATGATTAGCCGCCGATGTTATTGCGGTAGGGGCTTAATTGATCCGTGCCGTTTACACGGAAAATATTCGCCATATAATCCAGTTCAAGAACCGTTTCACCGTCTATTACCTGTTTAATATAAGTACAGCTAAAACCGCTGCTGATATCCGGGTTTTCGTTTTGTTTAAACGTACCCAGCGGGTTCTTTTTAAACATCACTGTCATGTGCGTAACCAGCGCCAGCTGATCGGCTTTCCCTTGCGAGTTATAGCAGTCGATACTGGAACGGCACTGTAACGCCACCGCTTTCCACGGGTTGGCCGTTTTTCGCATGACTTCCGGATAAAACGCGTTCCATTTAATTTCACCTTCCAGTTTGTCAAAACCGGCAGGCAGTTCGATTTTGCCAACCATCCCCAGCGCTTTATGCTCCTGCATAATCATGCTGATATCCGGCAATTTAATTTCGCTTGCGCGACCTAAAAGGTTATTACCGTCGAGATAAATATTGGCGTTAGTAATACGGTTAATTTGAATTTTTCCGGCCATTAGCTATTGCTCTCCAGAGAGACTAAATATTCAGAGGTAATTTCAGTTTCAAATGTCAGGCGTTCCAGCGGCGGTGGCGGCGTGAATTTGTAGCTCAACAGAAGGTGCCCGGCCGCCAGTTCCGTCTGCGGATTACGCGCCGGGTCATACCAGCACTCGAAGCCCAGCAGCGCGCCGTCGGCAATCAGCTTGCGACCCCAGGTATTTACCGACTCGGTCAGGGCGTCGATCAGCGCCTGATTAATCGGCATATCCATATATTGTTGGCTGAAATAACGAATTGATTCGTTAATCATATCGCCGGTACGACGTACGTTCTCAAAGTTGCGCATATGCGTCACGGTTGGCCAGGCAGCGGTACGGTTGCCCCACAGACGCAGGCCCGAACCGTAGCTGTTGAACACGGTGGTAATGCCGTTTTCGTTCAACTGATTCACTTCGCTTTGCGGATCGTCAATCATTGCCGATAGAGAACGCTCAATACCGGTAATACCCTGAATCTCCTGGTTGGAGTTGCTCCACCAGAAGCCTTTTTCCAGGTCCACTTTGGCGCGCAGACCCGCGGCGCGTGAGGACAGTGGCTCCAGCTTTTCGGTATTAGTGACGCTGTCGTACACTTTAACGTGTGGATAGCACAGACGAGCACGGTCGGAACTGGTGTTGAAGTTGATTGCGCCCGCCGTGCCGCGTCCTGCCAGCACCTGCTGGAAGGTGGTGCCGATAGGGGCATCAATATAGGTGATGGCACCCAGATTTTCCGCCTGGGCGATAAGCTCCGTCGCCACTGATTTCTGCGTACAGAAAACCGGTGCTATCAGGATCTTGGCGTAGAAGCCGAACAGATTCCAGGTGTCCGGTAGCAGTTTCATCCCGGTGCGATCGCCTGCGGCATTGACCGCCCCAATAATGTCGGTGGCGGTAACCTTGGTAGGATCTGCATAGGTGTAGCTTACATTAACGGTTGAATCATTCGGGATTAACTCTCCCGTACGTGTAATGATCCCTGCACATTCATCCACGCTAAAGGCGGATGCCACATAAGTGATAGCACCGGAGGTTAGCACCACATCTCTGACCGCTTCGTGAGGTAGCTTTATTTGATTATTACGGTCAAATTTCAGTGAATAATGTTTGGCACTGGCGAAATGTTTCTTAGGATCAAGAACGTTAATAACGATAACGGTACCTGCACCATGGGCATAAATAGCGTTTAGCGCCTGAGGTATCGTGAAATTAGGTTGTGCTGAGCCAAACTGCGCCGCATCGCTTTCCGATAAACAGAGCGTCGGCTGGTTGACCGGGCCAAGCGGTGCTGTACCAATCAGTGCAATCACCGCCGATTTCACCGCTTTAATCGGGCGCGGGCCGGTTTCAATTTCAATCGTTTCAACGCCGTGCAGATAATTAGCTGCCATGAACAATTTCCTCTTCGTTTGTTTCTGCTTCTTCCGTGACAACGGGTGCCAGATGACGACGTGCAATCATTGTCATCACCCATTCATTGTCTTCGGGCAGTTCTACTTCACTCTCAGGCCAAAGCAGAATTTCCTGACCGTCAGCAAGCGTGACGCCGCTTGCCGGACCGCTGTAAAGATATTTCATTGCATTTCCTCGTAGTTAACCTGTGTGAGGACCGGCAAATCATTGCCTTCCTGACAGGGGATAAAAACCATTCTGATGGCCAGCTCCAGCGCGTAACGCCAGAATCCATTTGCCAGACCGTCATACTTCTCGCTAACCAGCCAGAGCGGACATTCACCGTTAACAATTGCCAGTCCACCCAGCGCCTGCCGCACCCGATCGAGCAGATGTAATGGGTTTTGGTCTTCAGGGGTGATGACCGTTGCCAAAAAATGCAGCGTTCGTGTTTGCACACCAGCATCGGTGGACTGTGGTGGGGTGAAATCCGCACCGGGATAGCTCAATACGACGGTCTCGCGCAGTTCTTCTGGCACAAACGACGGCGGGCAGACCGGCATAAACCGCGTTGCCAGTGCAGGTAATTGCTGCTGCAATTGAGCCAGGATAGCGTTGATAACCGCTGGTGTTTCCATCTCGGGTTCTCCTTAAAATGCGGATGATGTAAATATGTCAGCCGCCTTAATTCGCAGGTATTATTACGCTGAAGGTGCCGGGGATTCTTTTAATTCAGATTAGGGAAAGTATTTAAAATGAATAAATCCCTGCGGCAAAATACCTACAGGGATTTATTTTTAATGATGGCTTATAGCGTTGTGCCGCGCTGTAGTAGCTCTATTTTGTTATATAAAGCATCCAGCTTAGCTTCAATGACAGCCTGGCCACGAAGATAATCATCTCTTCTGACATAATGTAGCGGTAATTCACCCCGAAACTCCAGAAATTCCCTTTCCAGCTTGGCCCAGCCTGTTTCTGCCTCACGCCTTGCTAATTCCAGTGCTTCAAACCGTTCATTCAGCCTTTTTTCAATTTGAGCCAGCAGCAGTTTTCCGCCACCAAACATCAGGCCGACGAAAGACAGCAGTAGTGAAATGATTTCCCAGAAATCAACGGTGAGTTTCATTTTTCTCCTTTATTATTACATACAGCTGGATGCCCCCCATTGCAAATATCGGGGCGCATGCTGATAAAGAATTTTTTTCGGGTAATCTCGATTTTCGCGCCAGTTATTTTTACTCCGTCCGGCATTGACGCGCTCTACCTGATCAAACCAGATAAGCGCATTCAGACCTTTTGAGGTGGCCAGTTTTTTATCACGGTTAACCCACCCCTGACCGCCATTGTACGCGCTGAGGGTGAAGGCCATACGCTGACAGTCATCCTGCGCAGTGGTGTTTTGCCAGAGCCAGCGATCGTACTGCACCAGTGCGCGGATCGCCCAGCCAGGGTTCATCGGCGTATTCATCCGTAATTGGGGATAACGCTGACTCATCCAGTCCGCCGTGGCAGGCATAAATTGTGCCATCCCTTGTGCACCAACAGGAGAACGCGCATCAGGACGCCACCCTGACTCCTGCTGAAATTGTCCGGCGAAATCGGCGACGGGGGCATTAAGCCCCCATATCTCATGCGCGGTACGGATAAGTTCGCTGCGCCAGGGGAGAGAGGCTCTGGGTGGCTGCGCAGCGTTAACCGGTAGCATGAATAGCGTACCTATTACACACATTCCTGTACGCCACATCATTACAGCCCCATGGCAACGGCCAGACATACGGCAGAAACGATGATGGCCCGGCGGATCATGGCAGCAGCACAGCACAGCGACTCTTCCCAGGGGCAGAATGAGTCCGGGCGTGCCCACGGAAAAAGGCTGCGATCCAGCCAGTAACCCAGCACCGCCGAGAGCGAGACCAGACTGAGCTTATAAACCACCACCGGCATCTGGGCGGCAGATAGCCAACCAATAAGCGCTAACAATACAAGAGCTGCTACCAACCAGCCGGACAAACGTGGCAACGTTACTTTTTGCATAAATACCTCCTGATAATAGAGGAATAAGTGTCATCTTTTGCCTTAACGGAAGAACGAAAACCGCTTTAATAAATAACTTTAAAAAATGTATTAATGGCCAGCGTAAAAAAATCGGCAAACAGGGATTAATAAAAAGATCCAGTTCAGCTACCTACATAAATGCCTGGGCGACCAGCGGCCTTTGTCAGCACGATGTCGTTACCGTGACGCCAGGAGGAAACGGCACATTAAAGTGATGTTGGGACAACTTATTGAATTAATTTATTATTTATCGGGAAGGTGTGATTTTCCTGAAAGTTTAAAAAATCACAAGTACGGATTGCATGATGAAAATTTTTTCGATAAAAGACTGTATATGCATACAGTATGGTGTAAAATGCGATTTTCGGTGAAGGGCTGTAGGGCAGGTAAATATAAATATCAATTATCAATTAAATGGCTGTATTTATAATTTACCTGAATGATTTGCGCTAGCCATGGGAAATATATACGCAAAATAATTTCAGTCGCAGGAAAGCTACCACCCCCGCAACCTGAAGTATGACGTGTATATTCATTTTAATGATGTATTTACCCACAGCCTGGGTCACCTGTTTCTGTACTGTCCATGCAGCAGAAGTAGCGAAATAAACGTGGTGCAATCAATATGGAGATAAATATGATGCATAAATCACAAGATATAGGGCGTATCCCGGAAATTATCAGCGACCTGGCTTACCATGCTGCGCAGGTACTGATTGAAAGTATGAATGTTGATAGCGCATCGGCCAAAAACGTCGGCCATGCGATTGCGGACAGAATGATGCGTAACTGGGGAGGGCAAAGTATTTACTTCCCGAAAGGCATTTCTGGCAGGGCCTCCGACCGGGATTATCAAATCTACAGTGAATGTAATGGTCGTAACTATGCGGAGCTGGCGAAGAAGTATAATTTGACCTTGCAGTGGATTTACAAAATCGTAAAACGCGTCCATACCGAAAAGCAGCAGAAGCAACGTATGCTTTAA